GCACTTCCTATACTGCTGTTTTAGCCGACGGAATCAACAGTCTTGTCACTATGGACAATGCTTCGGCAAACACATTTAACATTCCAACTGACGCAAGCGTCGCATTTGACATTGGAACAGTTTTGAACATTTATATGAAGGGTGCGGGAGTTACAACAATTACTGCCACAACACCAGGCACAACAACAGTTGTTTCATCAGGTGCGACCATTGGTTCACCAAAATTGTCACGTTACAAAATGGCAAGCGCAATTAAATTGGCGGCAAATTCTTGGACAGTTATTGGTGGACTTGAATAATGAGAAATGCTTTACTTGGTGTTTCGGCGCAAAGTCCAAGATTACCGATTAATGTTGAATATCTTGTTGTTGCCGGCGGTGCAGGTGGTGGCACTTTTGGTGGTGGCGGTGCAGGTGGATATAGAGCAGCTAGCGCTTTTCCTGTTTTTAAAGCGACCGATTACACAGTAACAGTTGGCGCAGGTGGTGCGGGAAGCGCTAGCGGTTCAAACTCAGTTTTTGCCACGATTACTTCCGCAGGTGGTGGCGCAGGTGGAGATTATTCAAACACTACATTTAATGGCACGGCTGGCGGTTGCGGTGGTGGTGGTGGCACACAGACTGGTTCAGGTTCTCCAGCATATGGTCAAGGTTCAGGCGGTGCAGGTAATACACCAAGCACATCGCCATCGCAAGGTGCAGGTGGTGGTCTAGGTGACGGAACAGGTCAAGGTGCAGGTGGCGGTGGCGGTGGCGGTGCCGACGGCACAGGTGGCAACTTCACAGGCAATTTTAATAATAGTTCTGCAACTGGTGGTTCCGGTGGTATTGCAAAGGCAAGCTCAATTTCTGGTTCCTCATTGTCATATTCAGGCGGTGGTGGAGCAGGTGGTGGAAATACTGCGGGCACAGGTGGTTCAGGTATCGGCGGTAACGGTAAAACACCTGGTGGTCCATCACCTACAAATGGAACTACAAATCGTGGCGGTGGCGGTGGCGGTGGTTACGCCTCAGCGGGGGCAAGTGGGGGATCAGGCATCGTTATCTTGAAATACCCAGATACTTACACAATTACAGTTGGTGCAGGTTTGACAAATACAACTGGTGCTCCAAGTGGCGGTTTCAAAGTTACAACAATTACAGCTGGTACAGGAAATGTGAGTTTTGCATAATGGCACATTACGCATTTTTAGATGAAAGTAATACCGTTACAGAAGTAATCGTTGGTGTTGATGAAACTGAACTTATTGAAGGTTTAGATCCTGAAATATGGTACGGAAATTTTAGAGGTCAGATTTGCAAACGCACATCTTACAACTCCAATATTCGTTATAACTTTGCAGGAATTGGATTCATATACGATCCTATCGATGATGCTTTTATTGCACCAATGCCTGAATGTGGTCATAATGAATTATTGTTGAATGAATTAAAAAGGTGGGAGTGTTCAAATGTCGAACATCAAGCCCCGACTATCTAAATCCTTAATCCAACTTAGAGAACAGGCAGACGATGCTTATCCATCTCGAAAGCGTCACTCGGACGGCACAATCGGAGATGCCAAGCACTCAACCCGAAAGAGCGATCATAACCCTGACCCTGATACAGGGTATGTCCGCGCTATCGATCTCGATGCTGATTTCAACGAACAAGCCTCTACAGCTGCTTACATTGCCGATCAGATACGAACTCTCGCCAAATCAGATAAACGAATTGCTTATGTCATCTTTAATCACAAGATTGCAAGCGCTCGAAGCCTCTGGCGTTGGCGCAAATACACCGGAGTTAATCCACACACCAAACACATCCATATCAGTTTTACAAAAGCTGGTGACACGGATTCGAAGTTTTTTAACATCCCATTACTAGGAGGAACAGATGAGCCAAGACCTGAAAAAGATGCTAGCAAGTTGGGGCAGAGCGTTTCTAACAGCTGCTCTTGCACTTGTCGCTGCCGGCGAGACTGACCCAAAGAATATTGCTTACGCTGGTGCGTTGGCAACTATTCCACCGGTTCTACGTTGGTTGAATCCTAAAGATGAATCATTCGGGCTACGGTGACGGCAAATGATTGGGCGGGACTCGTTCTCGCCATTTTCTCGACGCTTGCTATTGTTGTTGGCGGTTTGCGTTATTTGGTTCGCGGTTGGCTGTGGACTCTTACGCCGAATGGTGGATCATCTCTCGCAGACCGATTGGCAAGAATAGAGACACGCCAAGAACAGATGATGGAACTTCTCAAGAAGTAAGGGACACTTATCCACATGGCAAGAAAAGCAACTAAGGCGCTAGAGGATCAGGGCTATACTAAATTAGATGCTTACTGCATCGGTTTACATGAATACTATTTATCGTTGCGTAGATCAGGATTTACGGAAGATCGCGCTCTTTATATGTTATCGGTCGTAGACTCTTACCCAGGTTGGATCTTGCCAGACCCTATCGAACCAGACCGGTTTGGTGATTATGAGGATGACGACGAGGACTAATGACAGTAAAACGAATTGCTTGGATATCAGATATTCAGGCACCGTTCTTTCATGAAGCAGCAGTCAAGAATCTAGGCAAGTTTTTACGGGCTTATAAGCCTCACCAAACCATCTGCATAGGTGATGAGATTGATCTACCTCAACTTGGTGGATTTGCTCAACCATGGCAAGAGATAGAAGGCAACATCGATGAGGATCGCAAACTCACTTTAGAGATTCTGGAATACCTAGGCGTTACTGATGTCGTTGGTTCCAATCATGGAGCAAGGGTTTACAAATCACTAAGTCGCAGACTACCGGCATTTATGAATCTGCCAGAGCTGCGCTATGACAAGTTTATGGGCTATGACAAAGCTGGTATTAAGTATCATCCGAACGGATTTGACTTCGCTCCTGGTTGGCACACTTGCCATGGAGATGCTTTCCCACTATCGAGCAAGCCTGGACAAACAGCTTTAAATGGTGCTATGCGTATGGGCAAATCAATCGTGTCCGGACACACGCACAGACTTGGTTTATCAGCTCACTCAGAAGCCTCTGGAGGGCGATATGGGCGTATTGTGTGGGGTGTTGAGGTTGGCAACCTTGTGGACTTATCAAGTCCCGGTATGGGCTACACGAAAGGTTATGCGAATTGGCAGATGGGCTTTGTTGTAGGCACATTGCATGGCAAACGCTTCACGCCTGAACTCATACCAATCGATCCAAAGGATGGCTCATTCATTTACCAAGGCAAACGCTGGGGCTAAATCGTTACCGTTTCGTTATCTAAATAAACGTGTAATTGTCTGTCAAATGTGAGACCGTAATCCTGTAGCCAACAATGGTTACGGAATCGGGAGCAAAAGAAATGGATCTACAAGTACCAGTAATTGTTTTATTGCTTTTGGCTAATGTCCTTTGGTTTATCGTAGGCTGGGGCAAAGGCTTTACAGAAGGCAAACGAGAAGGATTAATCGTTGCTAAGAACAGTCAGCGCGTGAGTGTTAATGCGCGCTAATGACATCCTTAACGAAGCACAAGACCTCATCGCAGACCGCGGTAAAGATTACGGCTTGGCAGCTCTCAATCACCTTCGAATCGCCAAACTCTGGACAGCCTACCTTGAACGTAACATCGAGCCTCACGAAGTCGCAATCTGCATGGCACTTGTCAAAGTCTCACGCTTACAAGAGTCGCCAAACCACGCAGACAGTTACAAAGACGGCTGCGCATACATTGCGCTCGCTGGACAGATTGCATCAACTGACTGGACTGACCTTGACAGTTATTAAGGCAGCTGCTGGAGTCTGGTGCGATTACTGCAAAGTGCGATTTGGCACTAATTCAATACTTGGTCAAAAGGCTGCAAGTTATACAGTTATTAGCAATCATCCGAAAAGCCAAGGGACACGACGACACTATTGCAACAGCTGCGCCATCGAGGTTCAGACATGGGCAGACGGTACAGTCTGGTCGCTACCGGAACAAACCGAGTATCTAATGAAACAAGAGGAGTTACCAAATGTTTAACCTGGCAGATTATGAAACGGTTGAAACCCGTTTGGAAAAGTTTATAAAAGATTTTCCGGATTTTAGGATTAGCACAGAACTGGAGTCATTTCAAAATGATCGATTTATTGTTAAAGCATACTTATATAGAACTTTCGCAGATAGCGTGGCGTTTTCGACAGGATACGCTGAGGAGAAGGTTACTGATCGCGGTGTTAATTCGACTTCAGCTTTGGAGAACTGTGAGACTTCAGCGATCGGTAGAGCACTTGCAAACGGCGGTTACGCAGCTAAAGGCAAGAGACCTTCAAGAGAGGAAATGAGCAAAGTTGAACGCCTAAGCGCCAAGGACATTGCTAAGGCTAAGGAAGTGCCAAGTTTTAAGACGAAAGAGGAAGCACTAGCTGCTGATCCTTGGAGTAATGAGCCAATCTATGGAGATCCTAAGCAACCACAGGCGATTAGTGCAGCTGAGGCTATTGCTAATGTGGAGAACATTTTAGGGGTCCAGAATCATGAGGAATGTGAGCATGGTGATATGAAATGGAAAGAGGGCGAAAAGAACGGACGCGATTGGGGCGGATTCTTTTGCCCAGGTGGAAATGTAGCACCGGCGCAGAATTGCCCTACGCGTTGGTACAACCTAGAGTCTAATGGCAAATGGGGCAAGCAGAAGGCGAGAGCATAGTGGGATTTGTTGAAGTAAACATTAATGGTCAATGGATGAACTTGATGCATTTGACTCTTAGATGCCAATTATGTAACGAGGAAGTCATTTTGGCGCACATTGCTAAAGTTGAAAACGCTGACGCTCCAGTAAATGCGACTTGGACTTGTAAGAAATGTCATTCAATTAATGGCTAACCATCGCAAACATCGAGGCTATAGAACACAAAAGGTTATAGCCGATTATCTGAAACAGTTTTGGGCTTATGCGGATACCGCCGGTGCTGGTCGTCAGGGTGAGGACATTCTTAACATCCCGACGATTAGCATCGAGGTAAAGGCTCGCTCAGACTTTCAGCCCTTAGCCTGGATTAAACAAGCTGAGACCAACGCCAATGGAAAACTACCAATGGTCATAATGCGATGCAATGGTCAAGGAGAGGATGCGGGTGAATATTTGGCTTTTGTAAAAGTCAAGGACATTATGCCAATCATTCATCAAGCTGCTCCAAGTGATGAGATCCAAAGATGCATTAAGTGCGGAAGTTGGAACTTTGAAGGGAAGGATTGTTTACCATGCCGATTTATGAATACAAATGCGTAAAGTGCCAAATTGCAATGGAGATGGAAAGATCGATACACGAGGAAGCAGATCCAATCTGTTGCGGTGAGTCAATGAGCCGCGTTTATGGCACCTTTGGCATAACCTTTAAGGGAAATGGTTGGGGACATCAATGAAAAGAAACACCGCTCTGACCAGCACTTATACAAATGGATTTGACAGCGATGGTACGCTAACGGCGCAGAGCCCTTCAGGGGCTCACCGCGACCCGCTGAGGCGGGTAGGTCGCGGGGTGCTAGTAGCTATTGGGATATCTCTGTTTACACCGGCTTATGCCGATGCACCTGTACAGGCTAAGAGACTGACAATAAAAGAATATGCAGCTGTATTAGTAGATGATAAATACCAGATGAGTTGTTTAACTAAGCTCTATGGAAAAGAGTCAGCATGGA